AGGTTAGCGTCACTCAGGTCAGCGCCACTCAGGTCAGCGTCACTCAGGTCAGCGTCACTCAGGTCAGCGTCACTCAGGTCAGCGTCACTCAGGTTAGCGTTATTATTAATAGCCCATTTTATAGCAAGGCCGATTTTTATTGAAAAATAAGTTGAGTCTTCGCAATCAATATCTGCTATAAATTGAATTTCCCCGCTATGTCTATTTTTAACTTCAAATTTCATTTAATGCTCCTTAAATTTTTCAAATACTTTTTTATAACTTTCTTCAATTTTCACTTATTTATCAGTTTCCTTTAAATGATATCTTTTGATACGCATCCCCCCTTTATTAAGAATGGAGCCAGCAGCAAAAAACATCGTATCCTCAACAACTATAACAGTACATGTACTTGGAATAGGACGACCTCCACAGGTTGCCTTATATCCAGTGTCACCTAGTGGAATTTCTTTACCTATACATGCAGCTTCCATCAGATAACAAAATAGATTATGCGTCATACGCTCCTCGGGAATGTCATCCAGATTAATTGTTTCCTCTCCCATACTCCCCCCTCATTATCTTTTCTAAGGTTTCTTTTTCCTTGAGAGCTTTTTCATAATAAACACCCCAATAAGAAGCTAATGAAAAGTTATCAACTTTGTGCGCCTTCTTTGAACTCTCTTTTGCATCATGTATTTCTAAATCCAACTCGCCAAGCCTTACTTTAATTGAGACGATGATGTCATTAGCGGATGGGTATGTGGTTTTATCAGTCATTCTTCCTTCCCCATAGAGTTATCTTCTGACATCATAAAAAAATTATTGCGGCAATAGCCTATATTATTTTCCTTAAAAAATCTCTCCATCTCTAATATTATTTTATACCTTAAATCATTACTAAATCTTTGTATTAAGTTAGAGTATCCAATTTTCCAATCTTTAGTTTCATATAAATCACGAATATTATTATATCCATAATATTTTAAATTATTTTTTGTTTTAGTACTTAAGTCTAAAACATCAATTCTTTGATCCATCTTGCTCATTCTTCTTTCCACCTTTCTTAGAACAGAATCGAGATGTTTCAGGCATTATTCCTTCATTTAAAAAGCTTCTCAAATCTGCATAAGCTATAATCATGGCTTCTTGCTTCGATATGGGCTCTTTTTCTACCACCTCTATTGTGACTTCTGTTCTCCAATGGGTTTTAAAAGTTACACGCCAAATCTGCTGTTTTATTTCATTTTCATCAAAACAATGTGTTTGTCCTTCTGGAAGGTCTTTAAATGGCATACTATTTTTCTCCCTTACTTTAGACAAAGCTTGTTCGATTTCTTCCCTGGCATCAATAAACATTCCCCAAAAACTATTTTTCCAAAGTTTACATTTGTGCAAATCTTCTATAGTAAATAATCCACAGTATTTTAAATCATTCTTCGTCTGTTGACGAATGTTTAAAACATCAATGCTTTGATTCAACATGATTTGTTTTTGACATCTTTAATAAGATGATCAAGCTCTTTTAGCGCTTCAGCTCTCACCTCTATTTTTAAGTCAATAATTTGCGCGAAGTCAAAGGAAGATGGAATCTCCCTTTCTTTTAAAACTTCAGTTTTAGCAGGAATAATATTGTCAATTTCTTTTTGAATCAACTCTATATTCCTTAAAATTTTATCTTCCTGTAATAAAATATTTTTCTTTTCATATTGAATGTCAAATAAATCAATTTTATAATTTTGAAGCTGATTAAAAAGACGATCTACTTTGGTGTTAAGAGGGTAGTAATCATGCATGTCTTATGCCTTTTCTGTCCATTCAATGCCATACTTCTGCTCAGCAATAACATTTTCAAGCGCTGTGTAATATCTGTAAGCATCTTCACTTTCGTGAAGTTTCTTTGCATGAAAAAGAGAGTCAATAAGATTTTCAACGATAGGCTTGTTCTTGACCAGCTCCTTGCCGACAGGAAAATTATCAACAAGCACCTGATCTTCAAGGTTCTTAATGTATTGCAGTATATAAATATGCCCTTTGTGCATTTTAACCCCTCATTTTAATACTACATAACTTACTTTAACGCGCTTACAGCTCCTAGTCAATATAATTTTATAATATTTCTATTGAATGGCTCTTTTCTTCTTTTCCCAAGTTTGTTTTTCCACCATTTGCGTAATTTCTTCAAATTGTTTTCTGAAGATTACTAATTCGTCTTGAAATACTGAACTAATATAATGTTCATTCAATGAATTTGTAAGTTTATTTAATAAAATTTTTGATTTATCGGTAAATTTTATAAAATAAGTTTTTTTATCCTTTTCGTTTAAATTTTTTTCTATGTAATTGTTTCTAACTAACTTTTCTATATTATATGACACATTTTTCAAATGATAATGTTTCTTTAGCTCTGTAGATATTACGTTAGCATCTTCTGTATAATTTATATAAATATTATAAAGAAAAAACATATCTTTACTTGTCAAATCATATATATGATTTTCAATTAAAAAATCATTTACATATTTATATATTTCATTGTGGGTAACTTCCATTAAATTAGTTATGTAAGCTACCCTTTCCATTGGGGTTTCTGTCATTAAAATGGTACCTCATCGTTTAATGCTATGTTATTTAAAGTAGTGGCCATTGGTAAAACCACGCCACTCTGCGGCTCTTCTTTTTGTGTTTCATGTGAAACTAAATTGTTATTATCTACGAGTTCATGAGCAACAAGACGGGCATAAATATTTCCATCTTTTTTAGAAGCCTCATGTTTGATCGTAATAAATACTTTTTTATAAAGTAAACAGTCTTCTTTAAAAGCGTCTCCTTTTTTTAATCCACCAATTTCATGTGCAAGTTTGTTGAGTTTGCTTTTAGCAATCCTTTGAGCAAGTTCATTGGGATGCCCTATCATGTAACTTTCAACATGTCTTCTCCCATATAAATTATCGTCTTCTATTATAAACCTGACCTCAATTGCCTCAAAAGGCTCTTCCTTTCCGTACATTTTGCTTTCTACAAAGTCTATAACAGACGGGAATCTTCCTTCTGGCGTGATTTGAAAGTCTTCTATATCTCCTACTGTATAATTGATACTCATTATTTTTGCTCCTCTTTGTTATTGTTTAATCCATAGTAACTCATAATATGTTTTGTGACCTCTTCATAGCCGTTTTTCCCTTCAAACAAAATACGTTCTGGTAAGTTAAACGTATTCTTTCCATAGTAAGTAGGCCCTCCGTGAGTATAAAGTACCCGTCTTTCTATGTTTTTAGCCCTTCTCTTGTTAAAACTCCCCTTTTCATCTTCTATTATAATCTCTTTATGAGCAAAGAAAATACAACTAACCCAAGTGCAAAATCCTGTTTTCATATAGTTGTTGATACGCATATCATATCTATCATAGGTTTCTGTCAAAGGATTGTCTGCTTTTTTTATTGCAAGATGTGCTGTTGCTATAAAATTCATTTTTCTTTTTAATTGAATTTCTTCAATAAGATCAGTAATTATTTTTATCAGGGAAGCCCAAACCTTTTTAGCATTTCCATAGTCTATATCTTTTCCTTTGTCTAATCTTTTAGTTTCTATTAAATAATTTATTTTTTCAGATATAAGGATCTCCATGCTATCCAAGGAGTCTAGTCCAAAAGTCCCGTAATTATGGTTTGCTTTTAGCAGATATTTTAAAAATTCAACTACCTCATCAAAAGATTGGACGAATCCTTCATCAGGGTAACGGGCCACATCTAAATGTTTACAATTTCCCTCAATGTCAATAAGTATAGGGTTTTTAGATTGAGATAGGAGGGTGCTTTTTCCCACTCCATTGTCACCGTAGACAATCCACCTTAAGGGATATAATTTTTTCTTTGAAATAATTGACTTTCCATTAAAGGAAAATCCTTCATTTTGTATAACTTCCATAATATTTCCTCATTTTTTTTTAATATTCTAAATCATCATCAATAAATTTTATCCTATCTTCCATGATAGGAGGACAATAAGCATGGGTGTACTTAGTCTCGTATTTTTTTAACCACCTTTTATGCTGTAAACGTTTCTGTTTTTCTGCTTCATCTGAAGCCTTCCAATGAATTTCAATTTTATAGTCTGACTCCCAATCCCCAACTGTATAATTAATCTTCATAAAACTTTACATCCATTTGATTTAATCTTTACAAAAAATTTATCAATTTGTCAACATTTTTTTAACAGCAACAAAATATTTTTTTATCTGCCTAAAAGTGGTAAGAAAAACGTATGTGAAAATTGTCTATTTTGGGCTTGATGTGCCACCAACCATTCGGGGATGTTAAATTTAACTGACCATATTTTATGGTTGTGTACTCTATTCCGATCATATATTCCGGAGAGATTTTATAAATAACTCCCCCTCCCCATATTTTCCCCGTGGTATTTTTATTGATAGTTTGGGCAGTTTGGCCACTGCACTCATATTTAATATGAATGTTGGAAGAGCTTATCCCTCCCTTACCGTATATAATAAAGTCTTCTAGGGATATTCCCAACGCTGCTGTTCCCTTAATGCTATTTTTGATATGGAAGTCGGTATGGTATGTCACTCGAGGCGCATTGATAGTTCTTTTAAAGTGATTATGAATGTTGTCGTAGCTTGCTAAGCCCTCTAATGCCCAATAAAATTTTTTGTTAAACACCCCCTCATACCCCACAAAAATCTGGGGAGATGTTTCTTTATTACCAAGTTTAAATATTTTTTCATTTAATGCATTGTGGGTAAAGTGTACGTTGCTGTTGATTTGTGTTTGTCCAATTCCTAATCCAGTATAAACGCCAGCATTGGCAATAGACATAGAAACTGCACTTGTTAAAAAAATTTTCATTGCGTTTTTCATGTAAAATCAATCCATTAATATTTAACTGTTACGAATATTAACACTATATATAAAATTTTACAATCTTGAAAGATGGGGCTTGAAATCTGTTAAAATTTTTTATATCGTAGTCCTAATGTCGCATGACAATTCTTTAATTTTTACCAAGAAAAGGACATTCTTCCATTGTTACCCCTCAGTTTACTTCAATCTAAACTATCCAGTCTCAATAATTCACCTGTTAATGCTCATGGAGCATTATTTGTTCAGTCAATTGAACGATGGTTTGGCTCTTCTAAATATAAGGCCAAAGGATTCTATAAATTTTCTGCCCCCTGTCAAAAGCACCCTCTTTATCGTGAAGGTGATAGCTGGTCAGAAGAGTTAGGCGTCTCTTATCGTGTCTTAAGGCGTTCTATTGACCCTGTGTGCCAACATTACAAAACAAAGAGCCTGTATAAACAAGCACAAGACAAATTCAACGGTAAGCTATATGCTTCATACGTGGACAGAAAGACTTCCCAGACATATTATATAAGAAATAATGCCTTAGCCGAACAATTCTTTAAATTTGTTGAAGAAAAGAAGGAATCCATGCGCAAACGTAAAGAGGCTGTGCAAAAGTCTGTGGATAAGTCTGTGGGACGTATCTTAAAAGGCTTTGGTATTGACACAAATAGCAATTACAGTGATGTCCAAAATAGCACACCCCTACGCGCGTGTGCGTTAAATACAATTCATAATTTAACTTCACTTACTTCTAGCTCACTCCCTGAGAGGCATTCACCGGATAGATCGGAAGTCAAGTTAAGTAATCAAAATTCTTTTGAAGGGAAACAGCCAACAGCCGCGCCCTCAGAGGAGGAAATTCGTATGGTTGACGAAATGGTTAATATTTTCAATAGCTTAACTCAAAGCAAATTTAAACTATTTAAAAACTGGTACCATAGGTTACTCATTGTTTTAAAAGAAAATTTTAACGGTTCGATAAAAATTTGGAAAAATTATTGCCGGCGTGTTTCCAGTATTGATTTTCTCATGGGAAGGGCTAAAAATAGCAATTTTAAGGCCGTTTTCTGGTGGCTTGTTAAAAAACCTGTTATTGAAGATATTTTGGAGGGTGCCTACGGTGGACATAATTTTTCATTGGAGTTGGACGAGTCAGAAGTTTTGAATGCTGAGATTAAAAAAGTTAAAGACCAAATTGCAAATATGGACGCTTTGATTGAAGATGATAGAATTAAAATTCAAAACAATCAGAAAAAAAATGTTTTTGAAGCGTTTGACAATTTATCTGAGAAAGAACACCTTGAATTTAGAGAAGAATTTTACAGACAATACAAACAATACAAGCCTTTTGATAGCACTATGGATAGAATTGATAGAATTATGAATAGACTAGCTTATGAAACATTTGTCCATAAGAAAATATTTAATTCTTTTGGATTTTCTTCAGATATTGAGCCACCCATTGAGTTAGTTGAACACAGAAAAAACCTTATCCTTGAGTTTGAATCCCTTCAGAAGACAAAAAAGATTCTACAGCTTCAATATAGAGAGGAAAACCGTAAGGTTATCGAGTTTTTTGAAGTTCCTCAACATGCATAGCTTTTAAAAAAGGGCGTGAAGCCTTTCAATTTAAAAATATTTTAAAAAATGTGAAAAATTTTATTGACATCTATTTTCCAGCCGTCCTACAATTAAATTGTAACTAAAAAATGGAGTCAAAAAAATGAATCACGCGCAAACTGAAGATTGGCACATCAAGCCCAAAATAGATGACCAAGAATCTAAACATGTTATTGACAACGCGGAATATATTTTACAAATCCTTGCGGGACAAAACAGAAATATTTCAATTTTTACATTAATGACGTGTGTTGGTATGTTGTGCCTCCAACGACAAGCTGGTTTGGAAGGAAATACATATACCTATCATAAAATTTCAAAAGGTTTAGTTTCTAATGTTTTAGAGGAAATTTTCTCGGATTGGGGGCTAAAAAACATTGTAGTTCTTAGAGAGGTTCTTGAAGATAGATCAGCTAGAAGAGAAAACCATAAAAAAAAACATTAAAATTAGAGGAGGAACTGTTATGAAAATAGTTAAAATTATATGGAAAGTTAGGAGTAGATTTTATGTTGGAAGATAATAAAAATGAAAGATTAGAGCAGTTATTCAATGATTTGTCTGGCTTAATTGATGATGTGTTTAAATCTGAAGACTCTAATGACGAAAAAATTAGTTTTCAAATTTTTTCTTCAGATTTCAATCTTTTAGTTGATTTGTTAACTGAAAAAATTGACAATGTTATTGTGTCAGTTTCAACACCAAATATACTTTTGAGTATGGATTTTTTAAGGTTGGTTAATCTTTTTAATTATTTTTATTTTAATGAAAATTGTAAAAAAAGTAAAACGCATAGGGAGCTTAGGCAAAAATTGCGTGATCTTTATAAAGACACTGTTTTTTCTTATATGTTTTTATTGGAGGATTAAATTATGTTATATATCCAACAAATCATTCATAGTAATAGGGTATCCCAAAATAACCTTTACAAAGGTAAGAAGATAAAGATTCAAAACCTTTCTTATGTATGTATAGAAAGCCTTAAAACTTTATCTCATATTGATCAGAAAGATTATTCAGTACGCCATCATCTTTATTTCCAACCTGGTAGTTGGATTTTGCAAGGCTCCCATAATAGTATGTATTATATTATGAGCGATTATAAACTTACCAAAACCTCTCCGTATTATCTTTATAACTCAAAGAGGTTTTCTAACAACTCTACTATTGAAGATCTTTTGGAGAAGTGTGGGGTTTATCAAAAAGCTTTAAAGGAGTGTGCGTAGATGCTTACTAGGCAAAATTGTAATGTGTGAGGATATTTAGATGTCTTCCTTGGATAATAAAACTTTGCTTAAATTATTTCTCGGCTCTGTAATGGGTGGCTATGGATATAATCCTTATGAGCTGAGAAGTCCTATCCCTAAAGAGGTGGCTTTTGATGTTGATAAGTATGGGCTTACTGTAAAGATAGATACGGTCCGATATTACCTTAATGAAGCCAAGTTATTGTTGCCTCCCCCTGCTTGGTATGAAGCAGTTACCGGAAGAAAGGTAGATATGAAATGAAAGAACTATTTTATAATTTTGCAGGGTTTATGCTTTATCATATAGTTTTGTTTCTTTGTATTAAAATTTATGTTAATGGTAAATTGGAAGAGTTAAAGAAGAATATTTTTATCCATGTCTCTGAGCAAATTTTACAGATTTATCTTAATTTTAGAGACGAAAATTTTCATAGAAAAATGATTCATTTTCTTGAACAGGAAAGATTAAACAATCATGGACAGGAGAATTAAAATGAAAGAAAGTATTCGTAAGGAAATAGATGAACTTTGTATTGCTTGGGTTGAAGAGCAGCAAAGATATGATGAGGCTTTAAAGTTTATAAAGAAAGATGAGCAATCCATTCATAAGTATAGGTTTCAGAATTTTGTTTCTACACCTTGAAAAATTAAAAAATTATAGGTAAATTCTTTATAAGTCCTTCTAGAATTTGTAGATTGAAATATTGATTACTAATATACCGCCCATTAAAGAAAAAAGAAATCGAGGGAATGGAGTACCTTTCACTCCAGGGTTTGATCCCAGAAGAAATTTAAATGGAGCGCGAAAAGGATCTAATCCATTGATTTTGCTTAAAAAACGTGCGGTAGAAAAACATACTGAAGATATTATGGAAATTATAGAAAGAGTGATGAACCAAGCAAAGCAGGGAAATGAAAAGTCACAATCCTTGGTTCTTGAGAAGTTTTTGACTACTGTATTGACAGATTTATCTGTAGAAAGCTGTGAGGAGGATCCATCTTCTTTGCCAATTGAAGGTGTTGAAATGTTAACAAAAGAAGATGAGCTAGAGATCAAAGCTTTCGTTGCCCAGAAGATCAAGACAAGGAAAGATATTGATGGGTAAGGTCTCTGGTCTTACTTATTTTTCCCTAAACAGATTATTTATCAAAAGAAAGTTTATTAAATGAACTTAGAAATTATTTTGTATTTAATTAATTTAGCTTCTAACATTCAAATTGTTTTGATAGTTAGTTCTATTTTTGGATTATCTCTTTTTGGGTTATATATTTGTACTTATATTTCTCTTTATACTGATTCAATTATATCAATTAAAGAGCTTGAGGATGATCATTCAATTTTTAATAAGAAAATTAGAAACAGGTTTTCTATAATATTAGTATGTATTATTTCAATTGCAACTTTGATGCCTTCTGAAAGGATTATGTACCTTATGGCTTCTTCTCATTATATGAAACAAACAGACATTCCCCAAAAAGTTTTGAAGATACTTAATAATAAGTTGGACGAAATGTTAGAGGACAAGAAAAGTGAAAGTATTTGACATTTTAGTTAAAAGATAGCTAATTATATTAACAAGTCCACCATACTTTTTAAATGAGCGCATCAAATGGCAGATATCATTGATTTAGGAGAGAGACGTAAAAGTCATTTTATATCCCGCAAGAAATTTAACGATTCTCAAAAGATCATTAAGTGTCTTATAAATATTAAAGCTACTAGTGAAAACATGAGAAGTTTGTTGATTGAACTTGCCGATATTGCGCCTGAGATGGGCAATCCTATAAAGGATGTTCCTGAAATTTTCGATAAATTAAATCTGCATATTGATTACTATTTGAAACAGACACTAATGAATTCCCCCTTATAAGGAATAAAAATGTTCAGAGAGAAAAAGTATGATTAATGATTATAGAACAGTGTAAGAAAATTATGGTTTCAATGAATAATGAAACTTCTTAGTATTCTCTTACCTTCTCGCCCTGTTAGTTACTTCTCTCTTAAGCCTGAGCAAAAAATATGCGTAGAGTTTGCGAGTGACCTAAGGCAGCTTACTATACAGCGTAAGTTACCCTATGTTTGGTTTCATATTCCCAACGAATATATGGCTAATAGGCATAATTTTGTTTTTGAAATGAAGCAACATCACATGGGAAAGCTTAGAGGGGTGCCTGATTATGCTTTCTTGGGTAAAAATGATAGTTTTTTTATAGAATTTAAAGCAGGTAAGGCTAAGCTTAGTGAATCTCAGGAAATATTCCAAGAGTGGTGTCAGAGTCAAGGGGTTGATTATTTTTTGTGTCGATCAGCTCAGGAGGGAATGGAGGTTGTGAAGGAACGTTAATTTTGTATTAGTCAAGATTTATTTCATTTTCCTCTATTATTCCCCAGAAAGATTCCTTTAACTTTTCAAATATAGTGAACCCTGATAAATCTTTAAGATCAACATATTTCTCTACATCTCTAAGTTTTCCTCTAAAATCATTTAAAGCTCGTTTGTATTTATAACCCTCCATAAGCTCAGTCAGTTCATTACGGTCTATGCTTTTGATTGTTAAAGTGTATTCTGTTCCCTGATCTCTCATAAGTCTTCTCTATTTTTTAGTTGTTCAGATAAAGATTTTACTTCTTTTTTAATATATTCTATGTTTTTATATCTATTCATTATGTTTGGATATTTTTCAATTATTCCTAATGGTGTTCCATTTGGTGAAAAATCAAATAAATGCGCACAATCAAATCCTAGCCACCAAACCTTGTCTTCATGTTCGGTTGAGTGACATATACCTTCATCAGGAGTTCCATTGCAATGATTAGAGTATGTTAATCCTCCGTGGGTTTCTATCCCCTGAAGTTTACTATAGTCTTTTTCATAAAATGGATGACTTGAAGGGATGGCAACATATCCACATAATGAACCACCATAATTTCTCAGAATATCTAGCCAAGAGACTCGATCAGGTTCTTTTTTCCAAGGGCCTTCTGGCCAGTAAGATTTGTCTGTCAGAAATTGTTCTTTCATTTTTTCTCTCCTAACATATACATGAAAAGAAATTTTGTTTTTTACCGTCTTCTACTTTCTTTCCCGTAACAATTTCATAATGGTACCAAAAGTTTTCATCTAATGATTCATTATCAGTTGCAAACAATAACCATTCATCGTTATCAGAATTGAGCCATTTATCTGCAGCTTTCATTAGATCATCGTAACTATAAATCCTTCTAGTATCGTAAGTATCCCACTTTTTAATTTCCTTTACATAATCCTCTATCCACTTTTTCGATATCCACTTTTTTGTTTTTTCTGCCTCGGAATCTTCTTTTAATACCTCTGAACTAATTTGAATCTCTGAATCAGGAAATGCCGGATGTTCCCAAATATGCCGGAGTGATTTTATTGTGCGCGGATAAAGGACGAGCCAGAAACGCTGTCCTGGATTAAGGGGTTCTTTTAAAAAAGGGTCAACAATTCCCACATATTCTTTACCTGAAAAATTAGGGATAGGAAGTTTCCCATAACCATCCGCAGTGACGTTTTCGCCAGGTTGCAGGTAACATTTAGCAATTACTGGTTCAACTGCTAGATGAATAGCATCTCGCTTTTGTGTGTCGTCTATGATTGTTCCGAGTGTTTCTAGTGCGTCTGTAAAGACGCTTCTTTTGTCGGCGTTCATTTCTATAGTTTCCTTTATTTTTTTATGTGCTATAGTAGGATTTGAACCTACGGAGGCTCCCTCTACTTCGGGCATGCCTCTTTGTTGATACGTCTATCAGATAAAAATCAGAGAATTCATTAAAAAAGTAGTTTCTCGTTCTCTACAAATGCTTTAAGCCAATCTCAGCCATATAGCACTTTGATATCATACATAAACATTCCTTTATCTGTCAACACATTTCATTAATCTTTTTAGGAAAAATTTTTTAAAATACTCTTGACACATTAATTTTTCTATTTAATATGTGATATGTATATAATTATTAACTTATAAAGGAAACATAAAAAATGTCATTTGTATCTTTGACCAATAAAAAAGGAAACAAGGTTGGAAATAAACCTAATACGGTAAGGGTTGCCTTTTTAAGGCCCACTAAGCTTAGAAAATTAACATTAAGGGTTCTTATCGGTCTTGAAGTAGCAAAAAGTATAAATCTTAATGAGGCGGATAAAGTTGTATTGTTTCATGACGAAAACAATCCAAAATCAATTTTAATAAAAAAATCTTTAGATTCAAAGGGCTACAAGCTTATATCTAAGCATTCCCCACATTCCTTTATGTTTCAAATGGTTTGGCCTTTAAAGAAGCCTTCTTATTCTTCTTACAAGCTAAAGGAAGTGTTGGTAGAACCTTATGAAGATGGTTTGTTGATACACATTTAATATTGACTTTTCCAAAATTTTTTGCTAAAATGTATATAGCCCATTAGTTTTTACTTTGCGGTTTGTTTGATGGGTTATTGCAGTAGGTTTTGCTTTCATTTTCCCTACTGTGAGGCCAATAAACGAGGACCTTAGCTCTATCCAATCTTGTTTATTGGCTTTCCTTATTTCACATTACTATAAAATTTGACTTTTTATTAATATTCATAGTATTTATTAACTTATGAATTATCTCGAAAATTTAAGTATTAATCAAATTGTTAATTATATTGATTCAAGAATTGAATCCCGTAATTACGAAGATTTAGTCCGGCTTTCTTATTATAAACCTACCCCTAAAATGATGTCTTATTACCGTGCTGGCTTAAATGCGCGTGAGCGCCTCATTTTGGGTGGTGTGCGTACAGGCAAGACATACGGAATCCTTGTTGAAGATTACTTCCATTTAACAGGTTTATATCCTGAACCTTGTGAGAACTGGCCTGATGGCTGGCCAGGTTACAGGTTTGACCGTCCTATTAACGCTCTTGAGGCTTCCGTAAGTGCAGAGCTAACCCGAGACATTCTTCAAGCTACTTTATTTAGAGGCTCAAAGGACGGAACTGTCCCCCCTATTGTTCCTGAAGGTTTAATTATTAGCAAAACTGGTATAAATCTTCCAGGAGCATTTGGCACTGTAACTTTCCCTCATGTTTCTGGAGGCTATTCTACCTTATACCTAAAGGCATTCAAACAAGGGGCTTCTTCTTTCCAGGGCGTTAAGTTTGATTGGATTCATCTAGACGAATCAGTAGGTTATGACGTTTATCAAGAGGCGCTTATGCGCACAGCCTCTTTTACTGAAACACGTACATTATTGAATGTTTCGATGTGGCCTGAAAAGGGTATGGACGAGACAGTTTGTCATTTTTTGCAAGATCAACAAATTGATGGGACAGTCTCTCACATAGAGCCAGAAACGATTCATAAAAATAGATTCTATATGCATATAGGATGGAATGATAACCCTTATCTTCCTCAAAGTGAAATAGAAAGACTAGAGCAGTCCACGCCTGCATGGCAATTAGAAGCTCGCAAGGAAGGGATTCCGTTATTTGGGCATGGAAAAGTGTTTATTCAGCCTGAATCAGAATTTGTAATTCCTCCATTTGATTTATCAGACCCTAAATATAGTCATTTTCGTTATATATATGGTCTTGACCCATCAGTCACATCAGGCGGAACTTATGGTTTTGTATTGTTAGCATACGACCCAAATATTGACATTATATATGCTTGTCGTGATTATAAACTTTCAAACGTAACTCCTAGCGAACATGCCTCTAATATTCAAAGATTGCTTCCTTTCCCGGGCTGTCCGGGCAAATGTGACCCTGCTGGTGTAGGGGAGAATCCCCATACTAAAGAGTCTACGTTTAATTTTCTTGTTAATACGAGTGGGCTTAATCTTAGCAAAGCAATAAAAGTTAATGGAACCAAAGAAGCGGTTATTGATGCTATTTATGAGCGCATCCGACGTGGCACATTCAAGATTCTTTATGATGCTAGCACCAATTCAGGATGTGTCAATCTTATGAAAGAGTGGAGAAGGTACTCAAGGGATGAAAAGGGTCAAATCATTAAAAAGGATGACCATTGTATAGACAGTGGATTTTATGCCTTTGATGGAATAAAGAATGCGGTGAGCAAAGGCCAGAATCATTATATAAGTCGCGCAACCCATGCTTCCAGGATATAATTTGATTTTTAGATAAAATTGTGGTTTATTGTTTGTGGATATTCGTGGGTGTTTTGATGGTTTTGCGGATTTTCAACCTTACGGGTCGGCAAATGATTTTAGTCATTTTAAACTTTTAATTTTATATTAGACGCGAATATCCTATTAGCCCAAAAAATACCATGATGTAAAAAGTCATGGTATTTTTTTGTCTTTATTAAATTTTTAATAACTTTGTATTTATTGATATTTCTTTTCTATTGTGATAATTCTTGTTTATATTGAGTTAACAAGTTTATTTACATGCTTACACCTACATCTATTGACAGACTAAATAGAATTAACGATCTCAAGTTATTTTTCACAACCACCGCTACAGATAATGAAACGACTGGCTTACCTCTTTCCACTGCTCAAACTTACATGGATTTAGTTATTAAAGAACTTTCTCTTGATGTATTGAAGCGAGATGGTTCTTAATGGCCGATTGGAGTACGAATAGGGTTTTAGCTATAGATGGAGGGGGTGCGCGTGGGCTATTCTCTTTAAATTGGTTGAAACATTTTGTTTTAGAATTGGGTGAAGACCCTGATGATAGGACCGTTTTTACACGTAGGTTCAATTGTTTGTCAGGAACTTCTGTAGGGGCGCTTATAGCTCTTTGTTTAGCTACAGAAAAGAAATCCATTAATGAATTGATTGATTTTTTTAATGAACATGCCCCTTATATTTTTAGCCTAAGTTCTCTTTTTCCTTCGTGGAGGCCTAATAAAGCAGCCAAGATCGCTCTTGCCATTGCAGATATTCCTTTCTATCAATCATCTGGACCAACTGAGAACGCTTATGGAGCAGGGCTTTTAAAAACATTAATTCAAGAAATATTTGGCTCTGCCACATTGGAAGACGTGGGAGTTAATGTAGTTATTCCTGGATACCAATTAGACACAAAAACATACGTTACCTTTTCCAACCTTGTCGTTGATGGATTTATCGGGCAGGATTTCCTTATAAGTGATGTTGCCCTAGCTGCTTCTGCTGCCCCTGTTTATTTACCTTCTTGGGTTATTGGCGACCATACTTATATAGATAGCGGGGTTTACCAAAATAACTCTGCTTTCTTTGCTTATGCTTATGCAAAAGCTTTACGCCCTACATTTAACCGTACATGTTTGCTAAATGTAGGGACAGGCATAGGAGATTATGGTTTCGACCCTGGTGGGCACCCTGGCCCACCTCCTGAAGATTTTAAGTCCACTCCTGTCTACCAACAATTAGTTGAAAAACGTCCTGATATTGCAACTTCCCTCTATTCCCTTTCTGAAAGTACAGTTGAAACCTTTTTCTCTTTATTTGAGATAGCTTCTACAGGTGGGCAAGAGTCAATAGCAAAATGTTTTCAGGTTTTAAATGATTATTCCTTAGACCCTGACTTTTATTATAGAGCTAATGCAAATTTGCAAGAAGATTTAAACACTGAGCTTGATAATACAGATGCAGATATACGAACGTATTATGCTGATTTTGCTAATCAAATATTTGACGACGATATTATACGTATAACTAATTTCATAGGACATTTTACGGCATGAAATACCTTTTTGGCTATATGAACCCTTTCATGTCCTCTATCTCTGGTCGCTTTGTTTCGATTTCTCAAATTCCTTCCTTGGGAAGTCAAGACTACATCATAATTGGTGATCGCAATGGAAATGCTATCGTTAGTCCTGCTCTTATTGATGTCAAACTTGATATTATAGAGCTTAGAAACCTTCTCGATAGACTGAGAAAGCTCAGGTTTATTCTTCAACAGTCCGACACAATGGCTCCTTATGCACAAGCTCTTAATCAGCTTGATTCTGGCTTTCTTTATAATAATGCTGATGGAGTTTTGTCTATTCAAGTCCCGGGGGGAGGCACTGTAGCGCTCCCTTACGGTCAAGTGTTTGTTGGCGATATAGAGGATTTAGCTCAACCTACCCAACTTTTGCATAAGCAACTGTTGTTAGGTGATGAAAATGATCGGGCCGTTCCCACGACTATTCTTTATTTCGATAATTTACCAAATCTGACTAATAAAAGAATAATTCGTGGCAATTTATCAGACAGGCCAGAAGAATCTGACGATTTAACCAATCTTGAGACAGAAATATACGGCCCTGGCGGCCTTTTAGACACTTTAGCTGATTTGGCGACTCTCGTTAATACAATAAATACAACTTTAGGAGCTTTAGAGGCAACAGTAGCTGGTATTGAGCTAGGGTTAGCAACCATTGGTGGATTTGCCGCTATTCTTTTGCTTCAAGCTCAAGTTTTAGGTTTGTTAGGGTCGGTAACTGCTCTGGATATCCGCTTGACGGAAGTTGAGGATAGATTGGATAATTTACGGCTTAACAATATCCCTGCAGACGGAGATGTTTCTTTTTACGATTATAAACTTATTAATCTGGCTGACCCAGAGAATGATACAGATGGAGTTAATTTGAGAACTTTAACCACAGCCATTGAAGGCATTACCCATGATATTATACCGCTTCTCCCTGTTCGGGCACCTTGTCGAGTAGCAACTACCGGCTCTTTTGGGGCGACCTATGATAATGGAGTAGGAGGAGTAGGGGCCACCTTGACTAATAGCGGTCCTCCTGGACCACTTACCATTGAAGGCATCCCTTTGGGACTTAACGAAAGGTTGCTTGTTAAAGATCAACTCGACCCCTGGCAAAATGGTATTTATTTTGTAGAGAACACAGGGGAAATTTTTCCTGAAAATTGGGTTATTAAAAGAGCTACTGACTTTGATGGTAGCGCTGAAGGGCCTATTTTAAAGGGAATTACCTTAGACATTGTCGAAGGAACAATTAATGGTCAATCTTCATGGATGCAAACAGGAGACGGCCCATTCACAGTTGGCACTACTCCTATTATTTTCTCAGGTTATCCTGGTCAATATTCTATTACAAAAGTTGGAACATTAACCGAAGGTACTTGGCAGGCTAGCATCCATGAAATGCTTTATGGAGGAACGGGAGCCGCTCTGACTGGCTCAAATGGAGGTATAGTTTATTCAGAAGTTTCCAATCTTGCTATTATGCCAGGGACTTCTACTCCTTTCCGTATAGTTATGTCAGGCAGCTTAAGTGCCCCCACCTGGTCTAATGCGGCTTATCCTCAGAGTACTACGATTAATCAGCTTCTTTATTCTCCTACAGCCAATAATATTAGTGGCCTTCCTACAGCTAACAATGGAGCATTAATAACAAATTCATTAGGCGTTCCGTCTATCCTTTCGGCTGTTGCCAATTCTGTTGTTTTAATGACTCCCAGTTTTGGTTCCCCTACTCCGTCGTGGCAGTCTATTGCATCAAATTTTGTCACTTCTATTTTTGGAACACCTAATCAAGTTACTGTCAGCTCTAATACCGGGTTGGTAACCTTGTCATTGCCAGGTATTGTTACTGTTGCCACTTCTATTGCGGCCGGCACTTTAAAGATGCTGGGCACTACAAATACCTTGCAAAGCACAAATGCTAACGGCAATATTTTAATTGCTCCAAATGGGTCAGGCACAACCTCTTTTATTAATAATGTTGGCTTTGGCACTTCCACTCCTCATTCAGCTATCCAAACATCAAATTCTATAAATAATAGGGTTTTTACCCTTTGGGAAGAAAACAATAATAATCATGAGTTTTATGGATTAGGAATAAACGGTGGGGTATTGAGATATCAGGCCTATGCCGGCGCTTCTCATGTTTGGTATATTTCTACATCCGCTACAACTTCTCAAGAAGTGATGCGTTGCAATGCAGGAGGCAATGGAGGAACTGGCATTGTTGGTATCAATCAATCCTCCCCGTTAGCTGGTTTACATGTTGTTGGAGGTGTTCGGAATGTTGCTAATGAAGATAGTGGAGTGCGGATAGAAAGTTCAAGCAATTCTGCGAAAATTGAATTGAGAAATACATCTATTAATGGAAAACACTATGATATTTATTCAGATAATCTTGGCAATTTTAATATTTATGACAGGACATCTACCAGCTTAAAAATCAGGATGAATTCTACAGGCGTATCTTTTGGCGCAATTGCTACTTCTCCTGCTTATCCGGGTGATTGTAGTGGTACGTTCAGGGCTCCCAGATTAATTGGAAATGCTGGCGCTCCGACAATTACCATCCCCGTAATAGCTGGATTGGCGGCTACTTCTTCTATTGTAGGGTGTGAAGTCTCTGGACGATTTAGTATAAATTTTACGTCTTTTCCTATAACTAACACACTTATTTCTATTACATTTACTTTATCAAGCGCAATGCCCAATACAAATTATTCAGTTATACTTGAAGCTGGAAATGGATTTGCTTCTCCTCTCAATCCTCTTGGTCAATCTGTTTTTGTTAGCATCACAAGCACTACTCAATTTACGGTTAATATGCAGGTTCCTCTTTTACCAACTACGGGGACTTATACATGGCATTATCATATAATTGGCTCCCACTCATAAACTTTAACAAACTTGAATTTTACTTAATTTTTATTTATGGTTGTTTTGAGCACTGTTATTGCAATGTAAATTTTAAATAAGGATTAATTTATGACAAATATTGTCCCAAATGTTATGGCCCAAACGAATATGGCGTTACTAAATGAGAACTATAAGGCTTTTCAACCAATAGCATCCGGTTTGTTTACTTATAGCGGCCCTCCAAATGACCAAACCGATCAACAGATTAAAAATGCAAGGACACTTTTGCAGAATATTATCAATATCTTGCCATCTCTTATGCAAGCCATTAATGACACACCTACCACTATAAATTCTGAAAAAGGAAATCCCTATGCTTGAATATAATAAATATCCTGATCTTGACTTGCTTGAACAAGCTTCAATTCTTGAAAACTCCCTAAAATTTGCCCCTTCCTTGCTAAGGAATCTTATCGAATTTAGTACAAAAGGGTCTGAAGTAAGAGAAACCCAGGATTACAAAGATGCTTTGGCTTATTTGCACAAGAATGTATCTAAGATTCTATTGGCCAGCCAGAAAATTATGGAAGCACTTAAAAAAGAGATAGCCACTGAATTGTAATGTCTGTTGTTCCTACTTCTTTGCCTTGGGTAAATTTTGAATCTGCTTATGTGAATGGAGTCGAAAGCACCCCGACTATAATGGTAGGCACTGATCAATATGTTTATGTAGTTGTTAGTATAAATGTTTGCAATACATCTTTAAACGACATATTTGTTAATTATTACATCTTAAGAGTTGATGATGGCCCATCTAATTTTAAATATAATCATTTAGTTGATGCAAATACGTCTCAAGATATACTTAATGTTACTATGATTAATGGAGTTCCTACAACTTATGAGTCTATTATCATATTAATGCCAGGAGATGTTCTTTACGGTTATTCAGATGCAGTAGGTCATAAGTTCGATTGCCAAATATCTTATTGTGTGTTGTTAGAATCTGCTGAAGTTTTAAGTAAAATGCATAAAACAATCAAGCCAATTGAGGGAAAGAATGTACCTATCCTCAAGCAATGAAAAGATGTCGTCTAGCAGGCAAAAAGCTTTAGATTATGCTCAAACCGGTTTTACGTCTGATAATCTTCATCCCTCCTATATGGAATGGCGCAAACTTTTTAGAATCTGGCAAGGTTTTTATGATGGTAGTGGCCAGTGGGTTTCAGAAGATATTTTGGCGCTTGCTGAGCGTGGTCAGCTTCCTATTACGGTCAATCTTATTCAAGCTTATGTTGATTCCCTTCTGGGCGTTGAGATTCAAACACGTCACAGGGCAGCGTGCAGAAACTCTTCTGGAAAACTGGAAGATGAACAAGTGGCAGCTGCTTTAACCCAAGCTCTTTATAATTTTCAACAATCTGAACGTATTCCTTATAAATGTACGCAAAAAGCACGCGATATGTTTATAGGAGGGATTGGATGGAGTGAAATTGGACGCCGAGACAATACAAATTATTATAATTATATACCTGCTCTCAACATTGTACCTGATTTCGACGACCTGACCAATCAATTTGATAATCAGCGCAGACTTCATCGCAAAATATGGCTAGACCCTGAACATCTTGTAGCTTTATGGCCTCATGCAAAAAAATATCTCGGTGTTACGCCTGATTTTCTGACAAGTTATGAGCAAGGAATTTATACTCCTGAAATTGACGACCGTAAGTCTGATTTAATGGATTATAACCTTTTCCAGATTCGTAAGGGTAAGGTTATGGTTGTTGAAACCCAGTATAAGGTGCCTAAAAAAGCTTATCGCAGTATTGATAGCGAAGGTAAATATTTTCAAACTTTTAGTGAGGAAGATGCTGAGAAACTATCTGAGTCTAAGAAAGACATCGAGGAATATTCTTCTACGCGTATTATGCGTACTTTATTTATTGGTAACTGTTTACTTGAGCATGCCCCTTTAGTGGGGGATATTCCTGATCGCAAAGATTTTAGTTACATTCCTGCTGTTTGGAAAAGGCGTTATATAGATGGCGTCCCTTATGGACTTGTCCAATCTATTATGGATATTCAAAGAGACTGTAATGCGCGTCTTACAAAATCTATTTACCTTCTGAATTCCAACAGGATTATTCTTGAGGGTGGTTTAGATAACGGTTCTGACATTGAAAGAATACGCAAAGAACTCAAAAAACAAGATTCTGTAATTGTTCTTCCCCAAGGCAGCAAATTTGAGGTATCTTCCAATGCCCAACTTGGTCTTGAACAAATGAAGGTTGTTCAAGAGTATCTTATGTTAATGCAAAAAATTACAGGCATTAATGATGAAATGCTTGGGTTCCAAACAAATGCTACTAGTGCTGTTAGCCAGGAAGTGAGAACCCAGAACGCTTTAAGGAAAAATATATTTGCTTTTGATACTTTTAGGGATATGAAGTTGCGAGAAGCCATGTTTTTCTTGGAAATGTTACAAAGTACTGATAATGAAGCCTTGTATTTGCAGGTTCTGAATGAAGAAAACCAGCAAGAGCTTTTATTGAATTTTCAATATGAAAACTTTATGGGTCAAAAAGTTGATCTTCCAAATATCAAGCATTTTCCTTTGTCGCTTTATATTGAAGAAGTTCCAGATTATGAAAGCATGTTTGAGGAAGAAAGTGCAAACATGCAAGCCATTCTCAACAATCCTAATGCCCAACTGTTCCTGCAATCTCCTACTTTGTTAAAATATTATGCAAAAGTTCGTCAACCTGAAAAAATTGTAGCTGAAATTCAAAGAGGTATGCAGATTCAAAACGGCAATATGCTTCCTGAAGGAATGCCACAACAGGGAGGTATGCCACAATTAGGTTCACTTCCTCCTATGCCCATGGAAAATGCCCAAATGAATTTAAACCCTCAATCAATGTAAAGATATAGAAATGCAAGATAATGCCCAAACTAACGACATTAATCCACAACCAACTAATGCGGAAGTTCCTTCCGTTCCTACTCAGAATGTTGACCCATTTGATAAGTTTGAAAAAAATCGTATTGAACAATCTAAAGAAAAAAATGAAGTTGAGGCTAAAAAAGAAATTTCTCAGACGGCCTCTAAAAAGGCATCAAACCCAAAGCAGGAAAATCCTAAAGAGCCTGTCAAAGATTTGAAACAAGAAACTTCTGAACCTGAGCAAGAAAATCCTGAGTTGGTAATCTTAAGGAACCAAATTGAAAAAGAGCGTAAGAATGCTTTGGAGGCTCAGCGTTGGGGCACCAAGAACTCTCAAAAAGTTAAAAATGTCGAGAAAAGCCTTAAGGCTTTATTGGAATCTGCTGCCCTTGCTTCTGATGAAGAAGAAGAAGTTAATAAAATATTGACTATTCTTTCTTCTAAAGACGAGCCTCATATAGACATTCCAGAACCTTCCCGAGGCCCTGCCCATCCTATGCAAAAATATTGGGAAATCGCTAACACTGAACTTGAAAACTTCAGAAAATATAACGGTGATAATGATTTGGATGTCAAGGTTCAATCTTTCAATGACTTAGTTCGTCATGCGTCCCAGGAAGAGCTTGGCCAAATTATCGTTGATCTTGAAAGTATTGAAAATGATATTGGTAAAATGAAAAAAATGCTTTCTCTGGGAGAGCAATATTACAATGATGGGTATAAGGAAGTATTAACATACGGTACTCCAAAGAAATTGGTAGAAACCAAAAATAAAGAAATTGAAAGGCTTAGTAAAGAGTTAGAGAAGTATAAGAAGAAGTTGACAGAATATGAAAATTATGATAATAAACCAGTATATGGTATAAAAGACTCTGGAAATCTTAACAATGACAATGTTGAGGCTCCAAAGTTCACGGATGCTTTTGACAAGTTTGAACATAATAGACAAACTCAATATAAGCAACGTGCCATCCGATAATAAAAGATACAAGCTTCGAGCCATTTTTTATTATCAACTTTGAGAAGAAGACGGCTATTTTGTATTTATAGGCACCTTTCAGGTACAACCTTCCTAATATAAGAAAATCCTTAGCTTTTTTAAGAAGACAAAAGAATAAGTATGTCTGTTTTTTTATTAAACAGGCGATTTGTGTTGTTTTTTTAATTAAGGATTTTTTTATATGCAATACCCTATTACATCGCCTATCAATGGCATTGATCCTGGCTTATGGCCTTTTAAAGTACTTAGTGATGAGCTTTATGAGGAATGGGTCAAAATTACCCCCCTTTCCAATTTGATTGGTTCTGAACTTAACCGCCCTATTTACCGTCACAAATTGCGTGATGGAGAAGGGCTTCAATTTCGCGTTCCTCGCTTAGAAGCATTGGATTATAAAAACCCTGTTATTGATCTTGACCAGGTAAGCGGTTCCGGTCAGCAACAGAAAGTTACCTATGATAGTGTCAATACTACCTTTCAGAGCTTTCCTCTGCAACTTGTTGGTAGAGACATTGTTCGTCTGGGTACCCCTATTGACCTTCCCCCTCGTGTGCGCAACCAGTTAATTGAAGTCAACAAACGGAACCTCAATTGGGATTTGTTTAACCAAATGACAGTTTTGAACTACCCTGATCGGGTTAATACAAAACCATCATACGACCGTATTTACACGGCAGGTTATGCACCAACCCGAGGCACTTATAATGCATTGCAGGGTTTGACTGCTGTATTGAATGGCCTTGCAGCTGTTCCGGCTACTACTTCCTTTGCTACCGGACGTCAATTAATGTCTTTAAAAAGGATGGCTGAGTTTGGCGGAAAAGCTGATACAGCTACAGCCCTTAGTCAAGAGGCAGCTATCCAGCCTCCTTATATGATGAGCATGAGTGGATGGCCTATGAATGAATATATCTTGCTAGTTGACCCCGCGGTTGTAGAGCAACTAACGCAAGATACTTTCTTCACTTCCTCTACTTTTACGCGCGGCTTTAACTTGCCCGACCAGCCACAGCCTATTCATGGCGCTGATTATATAGGCCGTTTCATGGGAATGCACGTAATTTCTTGTAAAGACCTCATGGAATACCGGTTAACAAGTGCAGATGGCAACAAATTAGCTTCATGGAATATTTTGTTAGGCGCAGGTGCTCTTACCCTTGGCTGGCATGAGTATCCTTTCATTGTTGAAAAAACAGATGAGGTTGACCGTCTCCAAATATTTACAACCCATGAACAACGTGGCCAGAAAGCTTTGAAATTCCCAAGTAAAATTAATCCAGCACAATTGGTTGAACAAGGGATTATTCATTATTTCACATGCCTTGACCCTGCTACCGCTTAAACTAAGGAGAATATTTTATGACAAGTGTAATTCGATATACTGAAGTTGTTAACGCTACGGGGGCTGTGTTTACTCCTGTGGCTGCTCTTACTACTAGTGGCAAAGAAGGAACTCTTAAACATTACAAGAGAACTTTTGCAGCTATTGATATAGGTACAGAAGCAGGAAAAACCCGCAGTGATGATGGATGCTTACTGGTTACAATTACTGGCGCTACCATTAAAGATATTGCTTATGCTCAATTATGGGAAACTGAAGTAATTAATGGACGTACCTATAGCATGATGATGAATGTCCCACCTGCTGCTGATCAGTTTGACTCTGTTGGTTTGCGTATTTCTGCGGATGGAAAGTCCATTTATATAATTGATAAGGGCCTCGTAGAAGACGGGAACAGTATTGGAGTCGATGATTATATCCGTTTTGGTTTGATTGTTGGAAACTATTAAACAAGTAGGAGGTAGGGGCTTAAAGCCCCTACCTTTTTTATATGCTCGTATCTGAAATGCTTGATTATATGTCCCTTTTAAGCGTTGGCCCAGATATTGCCCCTAGTGATGTTCGTTCTATCTATCTCAAGTACTTAAATTTATCTCATTTTAAACTTTATAATTATACCTCTATTTTTAATGATGATTTAAAGGTTATTGAAAAATTAACAACTACTTTTGATGAAGACTTAAACAATACAACAGTTGTATTAAGTCAAAAACCATTTAATATTTCAAAGGTTTATTACGCTGACAAGAGAAGGTACCTTGTGAAAAAATGTTTTGATGATTTTTATGATTATCAAGACTTAAATACCCTTCCAGCTTCCCCTCAAGTTTTTATGTCCCAAAAAAGAATTTTAAGTATTTACCCTTTTGTTCCTACAGAAAATTATTTACTGACAATAAGGTACACTCCACAAGCTTTTAACCTTACAGAATCCATGGAGGAAGACGATATACCTTACCCTGTTCCTTATCATCAATTATTGGTGGATGGAGGCTTGTATTATCTTTTTAAAGATGAAGAAGGATTCCAGAGCACTCAAAAAGGTAAAGATCATCAAGTAGAATGGGAGACAGGAAAAACACAATTATTTAGCTACTTGTATAATACATACGGCAATGAAATAGGCACTTTTACGAATGTTTAAGGAGTCTAATTACAATGAAATTTCTATCAATGCTCCTGCCGGAGGGATGAATAGAAACATTTCCCCTGAAATCCTTCCCGCTGAATTTTCTTATTACTTGGAAAATTTACTACCTTATCCTTTAGGAGAACTTAATCTGAGGAATGGAACAGATTTAGTTTTCAATGCTAACCAACCCTTACAAGAGATTGTAGAAGCTTTTCCTTTCCGAAAAGCTAATGGGGACAAACAAATTGTTCTTTACACAAAGAAATATGTTGTTTTGCAAGATTTTATCAACGCGGTTGTATTAAGTTCTGCAAGCATTAGGTTTACTTCCCCCTCTAAAGATTTTTTTGAACCCGATACTTACATGACGTTGACCTATCAATCGGTAGGGGGGACTTTTGAAACGGTCTTGCAAATTGTTGCCGTGACCAATTTAGGGGGCGACACGATTGCTTTGGATTTTTCCTTGAATTCGCTGCCATCTAATTTAACTGACTTTTATGTTTTAGGCGCTACGAATGTTCCTGATGTAGGGGGAATTGAGTATGTAGACTCCAATAGCATTACAATTGATGTCCCTAATGATTATAATGCTGACTTATATTATAGCGAACTGCAAAATACCCGGCTTGTTATAGAAAACAATCCTCCTATTGACCTTGTAATTTCCAACAATGGCATAGACACAAGTGTTCCAGGAAAAATAACATTTATTTTTAACCAGTTCACTATCCCTAACTTTACTATTGCTGACAATGTAACATTTTCTTATCAATCATTTGTTCCAAACATAGCCTCAATCTCCTATTCGATTGGTTTTTTACAGGTATATGATTTTTTCTCGAACCAGATTCTTGTGGGCGCAGGCAAAATTTTGGATGGATTGTCTTTGACCACAGTTCCTCGCAGTGAGTTTCAGGGCCAATTTGGGCGTAACATTCTTTGGATTTATAATGGTGTTAACCCAATTATGACATGGGACGGCAATAACTTGGAAGTCTACAAAGAATTTGTCAAAGAATTCTCAAACTCTTTTAACAGAATAGACGCCACACATTTTTCTTTTATTTCAAATGCAAATTTTGATATTGATAAGTATTTTGTTGGCAATAGTATATCATTAAATATAAATGGCGCAAGTAATGTACTAACTGTTTCAAACATTGGCATTGTAGGTAATGTTATTACAATTACTACTATTGAAAACTTGCCTATGTTTGCTGGGAATGATGCAATAGAATTATTTTATAGTGACCAACCCCCAGCTTTCAGTTTTATAAAGTCTGTCAATGAAAGGCTTTATTGCTTGGGGCCTGGCAATATTGGCTTGAACTACCGTTCATCAGAAGATGCCTTAAGGATGTTTTATTCTTTCCGAACAAATACAGACGCAAACGGATTCCGTTTTTTTAAAGAGACTATCAAGGCGGTCCCAAGTATCAATATGGCGGCTACGCATGAAAATGCTGACAATTTTGAAGCAATTGCCAGTTTTTCCGGAAAAACAGCTATTATGGGTAGAACTTCCACGCAAATCTGGACAGGATATGACCCTACCAAAACAATAGATCAATCTCAGGTTGCCTTTAGATTTGAGCGGCTTCTCCCTGTCGGTATTGTTCATGGCAATCTTTTAATTGATATGGAAAATGATGTGTCCTTTATAACCAACAAAGGATGCGCCTCATTTAGTACTTTAAATATTGGCAACCAGGTGATGGTTAATCCCCTGGAAAATGTAGACCCTTTAATTGAAGAGTATATTAAATCAATTAGTACTTCTAATTTGTCTTATCGGGCTTGTCGTTCTTTCAAATATAAAAATGGAGGGTTCGCAGGCTTCAAAATCGGATTCAACAAAATTTTAGTTTCTTTGTATAAAACATCACTCTATTCTTGGAGTCTATTTTCAGGAGATTTTAGTAAATCTTCCACTTACTTGACTAATATTGATGATTCATTGTATTTATTTATATTATATAAAATATACAGGTATGCTGATGGAGTTTACTCGTCCAAGAATTATGGCGATCAAAGTGGTCAGGAATCAATCAAATTTATGTGGACTTCCAGTTATTTAAAAAAAAGATGGGCAAATAAGTTTATTCAAATTTATGCTGATTATCCATCTGATTTCCCTTTAGATGATAAAAACTACTGTTCCCTTAATGTTGTCACTGATTTAAGAAAGAGTTTGTCTTTATCTGAAAATTATCTTTTTGAGCCAAAAGGAGATCCTTTGGGAAGCGTTCCCTTTACTTCTTCTGATCTGCCATCCAGCGGGAAGGGGCTAAGGTTTTCTATTTCTTATGCTTTTCCTTATAGCCGATTAAAATTTCAGGCTAAGAAATTCTGGGTGTTTTTACAAGGTCAATCTATTAGTGGGCCTCTTTCTTTTAAGAATATTAAATTATATGGGGTGGTGCAGAGATAATGGTATTTTATAGACCTGATCCAAATTATGTCTTGCCTGACCTTCCTAACAGTACGCGTTGCCAGGATATTACAGACTCAACTCCTAATAATGCTTATCCTGCTAAGTACCTGGATATAGATTTTGCTGGCGCTTATGCTGGCTTAGATAACCTTCAACTTCAAATAAATGGCATTGCTGCCGGCATATTACCAGGCAGTGAAGACCCTTTGAATAATAATAAAGCAGTTATTAAAGACCCTAATGGCACTATTTCTTTTGTTTTTATTTCTGATGAAAATGTTTTGGCTGGGGGACTTTCAACCGTTAGCTTTGCAGCAAACTCTGTAAATTCAAATATTCTTGGTAATGGGTCAGTTATTACGGCCAAAATTCTTGATAGAGCCGTTACGCAAAATAAATTGGCCCTTCTATCAGTAGGTAGCCCACAAATTATTAATGATTCAATCACAAATGAAAAAATTCATGATGTTGATGGGTCTAAAATTAATGATGGCTCTATTCCAAACGAAAAGCATGAGCCTAACTCAATCACGAATGATAAAATCCATGATGTAGATGGAAGCAAAATTAATGATGGTTCTATTGGTAACTCTAAATTATCTTTAGCCTTTCCTCCTTATGAGATTTTGTGTTCTGGAACTTCTAATCCTGCATCAATCCAAAGTGCGGGTCCAGGGGTTGCGGGTCAAGTTGCTACTTCAAATGGCCCAGGTGCATTATTTACATGGCAACTACCTACGCAATCTGCAACAAAAGCTAATCAAATAGCCGCAAACTCCACTACGGTTTATACCAACCCATCAGTCCAACAGCACCACCCAAGTTCAGCTAAGTTTTGGTGTATGTTTAACGGCACTACACCAGGAACAAATGTTCCTTCGGCTGGCTACAATGTGGTTTCTATTACCCGTATTAGTGCAGGTATTTATCGAATTAATTATATTATTCCTTTTACAACTAATAATTATTGTATTTCATTTTCATCTTCACAAAACACTTTTCCTGCCTTTACTTTTATAAAAATAAATTCTTTAGACACTAATTCATGCACTATTGAAACTGTAGGCTCTAATGGTTCTGTAGCCGATTGCTCAATTGTATGTGTAACAGGATATGGGGTCCAATAATGTCTATTGATCACCTTATAGAATTTAAAGAAATTCAACCTTTATTTATATTTTGTAATTATCCTAAGTATTGGAGACCTACTGGTCGTTATTTTCAGATAATTAAAAATAATAAAGTATTGTGTTATTATGGAATAGTAGAGAGGATTAAAGGAGTTGCTGAAGCTTTTTTATTAATGGATACAATAAACGGTAGAGTATTTAACAAGAGTTTTTTCCAAAGTTTGTTTAGCCATGCTTTTTCGTTGAATTATGAAAAATTATATACATGGACGCAGTGGGGAAAGCTTATTCAGGTTTTAAGCCGTTTTAAGAAAATAGGGATAGAAAAAGTACCCCCTCCTGCATGGGATAGCGATACCACAAAAACATGGTTTTTAAAAAGGTCTTAATATGTGTTTAGGTAATGATTCTCCTCCTCAGCAACCTCAATTAATAACGCCTCCACCACCCGAAGATTTTATTGATTTCTTTGACGAAATCAGCGGGACGGCAACAGTTACTGTGACAGAAAACGGGAAGAAAGTTAGAAAAAGGATAGCTCTTCCTAAAACCCCTGAACAGCAAGCTTTAATTGATTTTGCCGGAAAAGCTGTCAAAGACACCATTGAGAATATTTTTTCTCTTTATCGCTATAATCCAGAAGAAGCGGTTAGCTATCAGCCATTTATTGATAGAATAGCAAACCTCAATCGAGACTCTATACAAGAATTGTCTGCCATTACAGATTTGGGGAACATTGCAGAATATGTTAACGAGATGAAGCAAATGAGTATGGATATTAACGATCGTGTATTCAATCAGCGTTTTGGGGATTTAGAGGCAAACTTGGCCCGTAGTGGATTATCTGATAGTACTTCAGCCAGAGAGGCTCGTGCCGCTATGATCAGGGAAGAAGCTACCGCAAGGCGCGAAGGAAGCTTGGAAGCAGAAATGGCTGGTGAAACGCTCGCGCAAGCTCGTCTTAACAGAAATGCTCAAGCTTTTGGATTAAATGAAGGCGTGCGAGATCTCCAAAGACGTGAGGCAGAGCTTGGGTACAACCTTGAGCGTGAAAAGGTAAATGAATTAGATCGTAAGCGTTTGCAAGCCATTGATGAGCAAAAGACTATGTTTGGTTTGGCCCAGGGCATTTTGGGCAATGATTTTAATAAACAATTGGCTGGTAATACTACTGAATTGTCCAATCAAATGTTTGGTTTACAGAATAATGCTAATTTGGCTTACACGCAAGCAGAGAACAATAGGCGTATGCAACAGTTTGGGATGGATATGCAGGCTTATAATGCTCAGCCACCTGGTATTGGTCAGATGGTTTTGGGGGCCGGGGCTAACATAGCAGGTAAAATGTTTACCTCTGGCGACAATACGGTAGCAGGGCGTGCTGGTGCAAGAGTCGCAAGCAGGTTTGGATTTTAAGGGATTAAGAAATGGCTACAAGTAATGTTACGCAAAATACAAGATCTTTAAATGATATTTATAAAAATAAATACCAGGCCGACCCTGATACTATTGATTCGCAACTTTATGGCGATCTTGCTGGGCTTGCTGGGCAAAATCCCCGTGGATGGCGTGCTATCTGGGGCGGTTTCTTTAAAGGAATGGAAAGCGGTTCAAAATCTAAAGCTGCTGAAAAGTTCTCCCGTAATATGGATTGGCTTGAAAGTGTTCAAAAATCTTCCCTTAACAGGAATATCCAGCTTGAAGAGCAAGCCTTCCAAATGGAGCAGGTTAAACCTTTTGCTGCTGCTGCTTTAGAAGCAAGTTATAGTGGAGGGGATTATGCAAACACTAACCAGGCTATGGGAAATATTTTCCAACAACTTCAACTAAAAATGCCCAGTTTAAATAATTATCGGTATGCAGGATATGTGCCCAACTCTGGCATTATAAATATTGTAGATGAAAAAGGTAACCCTTCAGCGGTTAACGTAGCCACTTATGCGGGCAATGAGGTTGCTAACCGGGTTACTGATAATTATTTAAAAAATCAACAATTAGATATTTCTCGTGAGCATAATGATATTTCAAGGATGAATGCCAATACATCACGAATGAATGCTGACGCTTATGCTAAGAGCCTTTCTGGGTCAGCAACGAATATGGAAAACCCTTATGCAGGCATTCCGTTAGCTTCTTTAAAAGGGAAAGGTGTAAATGCTATTGTTACTAGAGCCCAAACTCAAATGGGCTTATCAGAAGAAGCTCCCCAAATATTTAAACAATTAAATGAGGCTAAAGAGATTATTGCTTCCCATCCAAATTTAGGACGTTCATGGACTAATTTAATAGGCAGTTCACCTTATACTAGGGACGCTCTATCAAAAACAGATAGGGAAGCTTACGAGATAGTGGAAAAAATATCTAACCGTGTTGCTGAAGCTTATATAAGGGCAAAAGGAAACGCTATATCAGAATCGGAGCGTGAAAAAATTCAAAAAGGATTGTTTGATGTCACACAAGCCAAGGGATCTAAAGAATATAACATAGATTCAGTAGAAAACGAATTGAAAATAGGTTATTTGAGAGGGAAATTTGCAGCTGATCAATTAAGTAAAGGTTTTGCCCCTACCCCTCAAGGATTTGAGCTTTATATAGAACAAAATCCTAATATTTTACAAGAAGTTGATCAAAAGTACAATTTAGGTTCTTCGCAAAATGATAAAGTAACTATTTTAACTCCAATGGGAACAAAAATTAAAATTGATAAGGCTGGCTTGTCAAAAGCTTTAAAAAGTGGTGCAAAACAAATAGATGGCTAATAAAGATTTTGATTGGATGTCGTTGCCTGGGGCGGAAGTTGTTCAAGATAGCGTTTCTTCTCAAGATTTTGATTGGATGTCCCTTCCAGGGGCTGAATTGGTCGACGATCCCGCTTTAAAAAAGCAATTTAATCCTGAGAAAGAAACATCTACAGAATATTATGAGCGTCGTATAAATGATAATGAACCAAGGAAAAATTTATTTTTACCATCTGAAGATTCTTCCGATAAGTATGAAGGGCAAAATCCTGTAGCCGCCTATAGTAAAAATTTAGTTTCCGGGGCAGCAGGAGGCGTCCCTGACTTAGTTGTGGGTGTCCATAATTTAGTTGCTAAAGATGAAAATCAATGGCCATCTATAACAGATAAAATTTCTAATTTTATTGACAATGCTACAGGAGGATATACAAAAGATACAGGTTCAAAGGCTAAATATTCTGCTCGTTTTTTAGGTTCCTTATTTGGTACTGGATTTGCTGGGAAGGCCCTTCAAACTGCTGGTGCGGCTCAAAAATTTGGCAGTGCAAGTAATGTTTTGGAAAAAACAGGGAAATTTGTAAAAAACAATTTAGGGGTAACAACCCCCAGCTCATCTAACATAGCCGCTGGCTCTATTGCCGGCGCTGGTGTAGGGCTTTCAGAAGATTTTAATTTGCCAGCTTATGCAGAAATTCCTTTAATAGTTGGGCTTTACATGTTAGGCGGGGGTGCTGGAAATGCTGGTCAAAAGCTTCTTGAGCCTATGTTACAAAAAATTCCTGGTAGCAAGCAATTTATTAATAATCAAAACTATAAAGAACTTGCGAGTAAAATTGATCCTGATGCCATACAAGATTTATTTAAGACAGCTATAGTTGATAAAGAGATTGATTTTTTAACTCAAAAAACATTATCTTCTTTACCTGAAAATATCCAAATTAAATTAAAAGAAAATCCTTCTTTATTAAATGATGAAGAAATAGAATTTGTAATTGATAAGGGACTTAAAGATTTCAATTCAAATATTGATCGCATAGAGAAAGAAAACAATATTAATCTTACTTTAGGGGAAAAAACAGGCTCTCCCAAAATTATTGCTCAAGAAGATTATTTAGCTAACCTTCCTAATATAGATAAATTTGATAAAGCTATGAAAAATAGAAAACAAAAAATTGTTCGCAGAATAGAAGACATTAAAGATAATTTTTCTAAAAATGAGGTTAGTTCTCAGTCTATTGGAAATAAAACATCGATTGAAGTTAAAAATATATACAATGATCTTAAAGACATTCGAAGAAATCAATGGGAGAAAGATTTTGGAGAAGTTGTTAATCAGGATATAATGCCTATTCGTAATTATGTGAATAAACTTATAGAATATTCAAAACTTCCCTTGGATAATCAAGGAAATGAAGTTGCCGTTAAAGTTGCCAAGAAAAGGCTTGATTCTTTAGGTATTAAGCCAAGCCAATATGATTCTTTTATTAAAGGACAAGAATTTGTTAGGATTTCCCCTCGACGAATTAATACTATACTGGGTGGATTAAATGAGGATATTATGAGGTATCCTCAAGAAACATTTTCGCGCTCAAAGATGGGTGAACTTAAATCGTCTCTTGATTTAGATGTTTCATCAGCTGAAAAATATGATTTTACAAAAGATCAAGCTCAGATGGTTAAAAATGCTCGTCAAAATTATAAATCAAATAGTGAGCTTATAGACAAGTTAGACGATTCAATTATTTTTAGCAAAATAAATCAAGAAATTCTAGAAGTTCCTGAAAAAATTGCCACTACCTTAAAAACGATGCCTAAAAGCCAACTTGAATTAACATTTGATGCCTTAAAACGTTCTCCAAAATATTCTGAAATTATTGGCGATGTTCAAAAATATTACATTGATAACGCTTTGCAAGCAGCTACAAAGAATGGGGCCGACACTTTTAATCCGCGTATTTTTTTAGACAATCTTCCTAAAAAACCTGAATTTGATGTTATTTTCCAAAACAAAAAAGCTTATCAGCAAATAAAAGATATTTCTGTTGGATTAAAGAGAATCTCAAAATTTCAGCCTATGCGATATAATTCTAAAACTGCTCAACGTCTGCAAGCTGATGAAGATTCCTTGGGAGATAGTGTTAAAATTGCAAAAGAATTAAGTAAAGGGAAATTTTCTGTTTTATGGGATAAAATTAAAAATGCAACTAAAAATTCCTATAATCAAAGAATTGCTGAGATTATGCTTTCCCCCATAGAACGCGATGAAGTTTTAAAATTAGTTGGCAAAGAAACTGAAAAGAATAATACAGCTTCTTATGTTTCTCGCGCTATTTCTAGTACTTTATCTATGAATTAATCCAATCAATCATCCCTTGTATTATCATAATTCCAATACATACCAATACGAATAATCCAACTCCTCCTATTATCATAAATATTATTGTTTCTATTATAGATAGAGGTGAGAATTTTATTATTAGAGTTATAGCTATTATCCACAATGGAAGTGCCATTTCTTTTCTCTTTTATTGGTGGAGACCCGGGAGGCCCTGGGTCTCCATAATTACTATTTAATTATAGAGAGTGAAGGGTTTCCCGGCCTTCACTCCCTGAAATAAGCTTATCATCTCTTGCAAACATCTGTCAACATAATTTTATCGTATTTTTATTGAAATTCTTTTGATGATTGCGATAGAAAAAAGTGAATTTCACTTTTTTTTAAGCCTAACTTTCCTTTTTTTCTGAGGGATTCTTGAGGGAAACTTGAGGGATTCTCCCACAGAAAAAACATCATAACCATTTGAATAAAATAAAAAATATTTTTCCCAAAAATCGGAATAAATCGGGAATCCTCAAGTTTCCCTCAAGAATCCCTCAGGGAAACCGAATTCGGTTAGTAGGAAGACGAATTCGGTTTCCCCTTTCGCCTAGAAATCGCCTGTATTTTTTATTATTAAATTTGAATGTCAATGGGTTAAACCCATGTTAGTAAGAAAAAACTGATATCGGTTTAGTTCAACCTTTTATCGTCGTTAAACATTTTGCTGATTTTTTCCTTATAGAGAACTGATTGAGCTTGACTGAAGGAATATCCTTTATTCATTAGTTCTTCTATAGATTTCATATTCAATGTTAAACTTAACGGTGTATATTCAAAATCAATTTTATTAATGCTTTCTTTAATTTTCTTTTTTTTCTTTTTGTAGTGTGCCATAATATTACCCTTGTTTTGGATTTCATAATTTTATACATTAGAAAATGTGGTAAGTCAATGAATAATCAATGTTTAAGGAGAATTTTATGTTAAAAGTAATTTTAAAGGTACTGAGTGTTTCTGTTGTTTTAAGTTCCATTACGTATGCAAATAATCCTTGGGACCCACGTTTATATGCAGGGGTGTCCCTGGGGGGAACATCTTTAAAGTCTCAAAACACTTTTAATGTACAGAATATGGGTAACATTCAAGCTTCTAAAAAGGCTAGTGGCAATAGTGTGCATGGGGATTTAATAGGAGGTTATGAGATTTCCAATAAGATTATGTTTGCGGGGATAGAGGTGCATGCGGGGCTTTCAAACTTGGCGACTGAATCTTTGCTAGACATTGCTGGCGTTCAGCATCCATTTACGATTGAGTCCACTTCTGGATGTGGGGTTGCCCTTCATGTAGGCAAATTTGTTGATCAAGAGCACAGGGTTTATCTTAAAGCAGGGTTGGATGTGAAAAATTTTAATGCTCATTTGAAAGGGAACAACAGGTTTGCGAATCACACAAAGTCTTTTCGTAATATTGGGTTTGTTCCTGGTATAGGCGTAGAGAAAAAACTAAGTGACACGGTAATTTTTAGGACCGAGTACAAAGTTTCTCTTTATTCATCTGAAACTTTTTCCTCTCAGCATGTTACGCATAAAATGAAACCAACTACGCATCATTTGTCTGCTGGTTTTCATTTTAAGATATAAATTATATTAAAGAAAGAATAGGGGGCGATGGGATTCTATACGGAGAGTTAGGAATTTCATCTTGTCCTGTTAATATTGGTCTAACTTTCTCAATTAATTTATTTTCCACATCTTTTGGTATTTGATTAGGGTTTATATTAACGAAAGCTATCCTAAACTCTACGGCTCCAGGATAGCTTGGAAATTCAATATATTGCAAAACATGTTGATCTTTATAAAATGATTTGTATTTAACATGCTTTGTAAATTCATTTTTAGATTTGCATTCAAAAAATTCAAACGTTACTAATAAACTCATTGGTTTAATATAATTTACCTTAAATGAAGGTGATGGCCCTTCTTTTATTAAATACATCATGTTTTTTTATTCTTTTTTAAAAAAATGGTTATTCATTATTTTCCTGAATGATATTGTTTTTCAATATTTCGGTAGCCCCTACTAAAGAAAAGAAATTGCTATCGGTATCAAAAGCAAAATGATTTATGACCTCACCATCCAGAGTTATAGCAATACAACTAAAAGCGCGTATTTTCTTCTCTTTTAGCATAGAAACCAACTCATCAAAACTTTTTTCTATAGCTTCAACATCTTTAGTTAACTTTGAAACAAGAGTAAGAAGATTACTTTTTTTCACTGGCTTTTTCATTGTGTATTTTTCCATTTTTGAATATTAAATCATCAATATTAAAATCAAAACCATTTCTTTCTTTATTGGGTTTGAGCTTCATCTCTAAAATAGCACGCCGAGAAAAAATATCCATATTCCCTTTATCATCATAAAACATAACATCACCAAACGGACCATCTTCTCTATAAATATTATCTGTTTTAGTAGTCATATTTTAATTATACCCCAAATATATATTTAACTAGAGCTGAAAATCTTAATACAGGTTCAAATAAAGCGCTAATGAGGCCAATTATTAGACAAATGAAAACAAAAACCCCCAGAATAATCTTCAATACATCAATCAACATACTCTTCATATTTCGTCCTTTAACAAAAAAGAAACTTAAACCACCTCCAGATGCCAAGGATAATATGATAAATTCCAAATAAACAAAGGAAACCTATTATAAGGTTTTTTATTTTCATCATCCTAACAGGTTTATTGTTATGGTTTCCTATTAAATAATAGGCTTGATCCATCCTGTTTCTTAAAGCCTTCAGACATTTATTGATATGTTCCCGGGTGCTTGATACGTAACCACTATCAAGATTTCGTACACTACGTAGCCTCTCTTTCGCACACGTCGTCGAGTCCCGCATATTTCTATGAGCGCTCACCCAGGATTTGGCTTTAGTCATTTTCCTCAACTTTCTCATAAGAAGCATCAAAGATATCCTTTTTGCATGGATAAATCTCACCCTGGATGCCTTTAATAATCATGTCGCCAACATAAGCTTTCATTTCATCCTCCAATGTAGGAATTAAGCACATATCTTCATAGATACGTACCCCCTTCAAAGCTCCCAAATAAAACCATTCTGGGTGTTCATCAATTCCATATTGAAATGCCTCAATAACAATTGGTTTTTTTATGTATTTCATTATTTATCCTTTCACACACAAAATTTGTTTTAGTTCATAAACTATTTCTATCAAATCTTCTTGAGATTTCATAACATCATCAATATTTTTGTACGCTTTAGGGCTTTCATCAATAACATTTATATCTTTTCGACACTCTACCCCTTGCGTATCTAGATTGTGTTCCTCTATAGAAATTCTTTTTTTAGCCTCGGTTCGTGACATTACCCTTCCTGCTCCATGGGAACACGAGTTAAAGGACTCTGGATTCCCTAAGCCTCGCACAATAAACGAACGCTCTCCCATAGACCCAGGGATAATCCCTAGTTTGTCTTTAGATGCGTTTACAGCGCCTTTGCGTGTTACCCAAACATTTTCACCAAAATGGTTTTCTTGAGTTGTGTAATTGTGATGACAGTTAATAGCTTCTTCCTTGTATGTAATTATTTTTTTAAAATACTCACAAAGAATTGACCAAATCATATTTAACATACAATTTCTATTTTGAAAGGCATACGTTTGCGCAAATTCCATAGCTTCAATATAATCATTAAATAACTCAGTTCTTTCTACAAGATAGCTTAAATCTTTATGAGGAATATACTCTGTAATATAATACCTCGACATTTCTTCTTTAGCTTTTTCAATAAAATATGTTCCTATTCTGTTACCAATGCCACGAGACCCAGAATGAAGCATTATCCATAAACAATTTTCTTTGTCTAAACAAAGCTCTATAAAATGATTCCCCCCTCCCAGGGTTCCCATTTGATGAATTGGATTATTGTTAGTTTCTATTTTTGGATGTTTTTTTATCACCCTATCAAATTTTTTGGAACAATGAGACTTGAAGAAAATTCTACTTAATTCTGGCAGATTTTGACAATTATAACTATTCATCCCTACAGGGATTCTTGATTCTATCCGTGACCTTAACTCACCTAGATTGTCTGGAAGTTCATTGGCGGTTATACAAGTTTTAATCGCAATCATTCCACATCCGATATCAACGCCTACAGCCGCAGGTATAATAGCCCCCTTTGTAGGAATAACAGACCCAACGGTTGCCCCTATCCCATAATGTACATCTGGCATAATTGCTATGTGTTTATGAATAAAAGGCATTTTAGAAATATTCATAACTTGTTCCATGGCTTGTTCCTCAACAGGAACATAGTCTGTCCACATTTTGATAGGAACTTTTGAATTTATTATTTTCACGTTTAATCTCCCGATATTTCAAGTTCAATTGTATTGTGTAAACTATGTTCTTTTACAGAAACAACATCATGAAGACCCGCAGGGTCTCGAGCATCAAACCCGCAAAATATCGACACTGTATAGTGATCTGGCATAATCTTGAACCTTAAAGAAAAGAGTAGTAGAATTATCTGTCTCATATCTCTTATATCCAATAAATTGACCCGGACGTGCATCCACATAAGGCATAATCCAGTCAAAAAAATTATCTATTTCATTATCATAATTCTTTAAATCAGACCGATAGGTTAGATAATATTTTTTGCTAATATCATCAAATCTAAAAATACTCCTTGTAAAAGGAGTGCCATAATAAGAATCACTTTTCCCTATATCCTCCCAATAGTCTAAAGAAAAAAATTGATGATCTGGTAATTCAGTAGGTTTTTTCTCATTCTCTGAATCATCAAACATGTATTTAAGGATATTAATAACGTCATTTGGAATATTTTTCTTAAATGGACAGTTAATGTAAATCTCTGTAAACATTCCCATTGTTTATTCACCTCTCAATTTTACGTGATTTACTCCTCCATAAGGTGGCACCTTAGAATCTTTATATATATCTTTCCAAATACTGTTCTTACCTGTTAAAATAATGTCTTCAACAATAGAAATTGAAAGCTTTAATTTTTCTAACCCAATTTCCCAATTACCATCTTTAAAATATTGTTTTGCTTCTTCTATATTTTGAAGCATTTCACGTGCCAAATTAAGTCGTTTTTCCAATAAATCTTGCATTGTTTACCTCTCAACCTTACGTGCTGTTATAACGATAGGATGAATATAAACACCGTTTTCGTCTTGTGCGTTATTCCAAGAAATATCGTAATCGTTCCCTAATTCCTTAAACAGCTCGTTAAGATCGTAATAATTCAAGAGGGAAGGGTTAAAATGGTAGGTCATTTTTCATTCTCCTTTTTCTGGGCATATTACGACTCTGCGTCCCACTTTCTTATAATATTGTCGTGATTAGAAAATATGATGTATCCATCTTTACTTTGGTAAATTCCTTCAAGAAAGCCATCTGCTCCTAGCATTTCAATGCCAACAGGCAGCTTAGGATCAAACTCCAAAAGTTTCTTGATTACATCCTCCACGGTCATCGGCTTATCTTCATTCATCGCTAAAATCCTCTATAATATCAAACACAGGATGGCACCCTTCTTTAATGTTTAATTTGTAATCAACTAGGGTTGGGCTATTGCACCATATCATTCTTATAAGTATTGTAGCTTCGTCTGGAACGTCCTTGATGGCTTCTAAAAGCTGTTTTTTGGTTACGGCATTCATTTTTTAAAATCCTAGGGTTCAGTTATCATTCTATTGTGTGTGTAATCTAAAATTTCTTCTGCCATACGTATACCTTTCAGTGCATTTTCTATCTTATCTTCTGCTTCTTTAAGGTCTTTTTCTAATTTCTCCATTTTACAGCTTTTTTCTATAACCATAAAAGCCAACTGTTTTAACTCTAACTTCATTAGTTCATCAAAAGTCATAATAGTTTTCTCGTTCTCTTGGCTCATTTTTCATTCCCCTTTGGATTTCTGGGTGCTCCATCTATAAACATCAAGAATTCCTCTATCCACTCTAAAGCCATCTTAGATGCAAAATTATTTTCTGGGGTATCGCCTGGTTTAATCATCGTAAACCATTGCTCTGCGGGGCTTGATGAATCCTTTATAGAAAATTCATCATTTTCTATGTGAGAGTTTTTAATTTTAGCAAATGTGCCCATTAAGCAGCAACATTCCCCTGAATAGCAGGAACCGTCTATTTTTCCTTCTTTGATATAATCAACTAATGCAGGTACTTCACCTTTATAGCGAATAAGTATGCCCCATATATCATGCTTGAACGATCTCAGGTCAGCGCCACGCAGGCTAGCGCCACGCAGGTTAGCGTCACTCAGGTCAGCGCCACTCAGGTCAGCGTCACTCAGGTCAGCGTCACTCAGGTTAGCGCCACTCAGGTTAGCGTCACTCAGGTTAGCGCCCCTCAGGTCAGCGTCACTCAGGTTAGCGTCACTCAGGTCAGCGTCACTCAGGTCAGCGCCACGCAGGTTAGCGCCACGCAGGTTAGCGCCACTCAGGTTAGCGCCACTCAGGTTAGCGTCACTCAGGTCAGCGCCACGCAGGTTAGCGCCACTCAGGTCAGCGCCACGCAGGTTAGCGCCACTCAGGTTAGCGTCACTCAGGTCAGCGCCACGCAGGC